ATTAGTAGTCAAGATAGCCTGAGAAGCTGGTCTGCACGGCATTGGCCAGCAAGTGGCCGTACTTTATTGTCACCGTCCTGTTCGCCTCAGTTCCTTTCGCGTCGCTTGTGAACTTGCGTGATACAACGTGATTGGTGCCGTCCACCGTCCAGCCGCTGAAGTCACCGGCAGCCGGAGCAAAGGTCGCGTCCTTGGCATGTGCCGCAGTCTCACGGTAAAAGGCGAGGGTCTTGCCCACATAGTCGCCTTCCTGCCACTCATAACCGCCCTGTGTAATGTCAAGGCGCATCCTGTTGCCGCTGCCGCCCGGGCTCACGTTCCCGCCGTCGAGCTGTGACATGTCGAGCTCTATCGGGTCGGTGTCGTCAATGAGCCCCTTGACATACTCGGCCGTCTTGTTGTATGTCGTGCTGCCCGTGTCGGTGTCCTTGGCTATGAGCTTAATGCTCCCCACGTTGATAACCGCGCGGCTGTCAACGGTGATAACCTTCTTGGCTATGCTGTCCTTGGCGGTGAAGGTAAACAAGGTCACGCCCGTTGGGAACCCATACGTGGCATCCGTGAACTGTCCGTTGTCAGGAATGGTAACGAAAGCGCCCTTGGCTGGCGAGTACACCTGCCACGTGTAGCTCACATCGGTCTTGTCCTCAGCGCCGCCGCGGAGCATGGCGCCCTCAAACTGAAGTGTGTCGGCATTGCCCGCCGTGGTCTGGAAGCGGTCTGTGCTCAGTGGCGTAATAAGCGCCATAATCATCGACCCCGCATTCTCCGCCACCGGAATAGGAAGCGTTGCCACAAACTCCACCTTCTGGCCTGTTGACGGGTGCGTCCATGTGTAATGACACTCAATGAGTGCCGAGGTCTGGAAGTTGTGCTTAATCTGAAGGCGATAGCTGCCGGTTGTCTCGGCCACCTCGGTCTTTCCGTCAATGGCCTGTCCGTTTATCTTCCACGTACACGTTCCCTTGATCTGATTAGATGTATCACCTATACCCATTATCTTAAGCGTAGGGGTAATGTAGTTGATGCTGCTGGTAAAGTTAGGGGTGTAGCTTACGGGGTCTTTTGATTTTACCTGTGAGCCGTACGTTGGTACAAGTGTGAACGTTCCGCTCACACCGTCAATAATTTTTGTGAAGGTTGCCCTTCCTGCTGCTTGTAATGACATAATCTGTATGTTTTAAAGTTTAAAATCTATTTTGTCTGCCTTAACCGCCTCGCCGTGGCTGTTGTACAGCGTGCACACGAAGCTCGTCGTGTCTCCTGACATGTCGCCCTCGCCCAGCGGCAGCGTCTTGCTGCCGGCGCTGTGCTGGCTGTTCCAGTTCTTGTCGCCGGTGCTGTCAGCGCTCTCCCTTGTCCAGATGAACTGACTGTCGTCCTGCGCGTCCGTAATGTCGTAGTTGCCCTTCAGTGCGGCTGCTGCAAGCGTGGCTATGTGTCCCTGTCCTGCCCTCCATGACAGGCTGCCGTCTGTCAGATACAGCTCAATGCCCACAAGCTCGGTGCCGTCAGTGCCGTTTCTCACCACCGCTATGCCCGCTTCCTTTATCTTGTTGCCCTTGCCGTCATACAGCGTGCACATGATGTTCTTGCAGGCCTCGCTCATATACAAGCTTCCGCCGTCGGCCACCACATTATCAGCGTTGCTTATGCTTGTCTCTTCACCTATAAGCGCTCCGGCTGAGTCGTAACAGCCTATCGTGGCTCTCGCCACGCTGTATGACGTTCCGTTGTTCGTGAAGTCGGCCTCAAAGCTTATCTCACCGCTCATCGCCTTGATGGTGTCGTAGTTCAGCGTCGTCACCGCAACGCCGTTCAGTCTGAATGTAACGTCTATGCCGTCGCCCTGCGCCCCGTCAGTGCCTTTCCGCACGTACAGCGCCCATGCCTCCGATGTCACCAACGGCTCCTCACCGCTGACGCTCCCGCCCGCCTTCACTATGCATTTCCACAGTTGCCCGCCGTGCGTCACCAAGTCGCCGTGCCCGTAGCTCTTCCGGGCTTCCCATTCACCCCTGTCACACAATGCCGTCGACGCCTCGTCAGGGGCCGCGTAAGGCTTCAGTATATAATGGTCGGTCGTTATGATGTTCTCTTCACGGCTGAACTTGTTTATTATGTTCTCATGCGGCAGATCGTAGTGGTCTATTCCGTGATACACAGTCCATCCGCTTGCCGATATTATGGTCACGTCCTGCCTGTCGGTGTCCCACTGATGGCCCATACCGACGACGTTGTCGTTCTCGGCAGGCGCGGTGCTCCTTGTCGTGTCGTAGCCGCCTATTTCCACAACGTGCTTCGTGCCGCCGGCGTCAGTAAGCTCTATGCTCTTTGAGGCGGAATTGCTGAGGTCAAACCAATGATATTTCTTCCCGCTTATCTCCTTCGGCTCCTTGCTGACGTTGATGACCAGCCGCCAGTAGTTGCTGTTCTCGTAGTTTGAATAGCTTCCCGGCCTGGTTATGTTGTTCGTCTCGCAGCGTGCGAGCTGGCCAATGGTCCATTTGTTGTCAACGCCCTGGTCACCGTCGGTCGCAAGAAAATAGCATCTGTAATACGCCACCTCAGCAGTATTGTCATCCTCGGCAATCCTGCCGTCAGAGGCGTTGTATCTCTCCACAATGTTTATCCTGTTGCCGCAATCAGACAATACAACCTCGCCGCCCACGAAGCTCATCTCATGCACCTCCAGCTCGGACACAATCATCTTCATCCTTGCAACAATCTTGTCTGTCTCCAGCGTATACTTGCCGTCCTCGCCCCTTGTCACGCCAAAGCCGGTGCCGTCGATGCCCGCGGCCGTGCCAGCCGAAAAGTCGTTGCTCTCAATGTCATCAGATAGCAGCCGGTTTGCCAAAATCTCGTTCAGTGTCGCATTCCCGCCATCATTTATGCCATATTGCCCCGTGCCTATCAGCACACCTTTTAAGAAGGTTATCAGGCCGGCAGCTGTGTCATCGCCAGTCTTTGAAAGATATTTCCGGGCAATCTCTTTCAATGTCTCACTGTCGGCGTCAAGATCAGCCGCGCTCTTGGCATGCTCTGCCTCCTTGGCATGCTCTGCCTCATCAGCGTTCTTGGCATGCTCCGCCTCCAGGGCTTTGGCTGCCTCGTCAGCGCTCTTGGCATGCGCTGCCTCATCAGCCTCATCGGCTCTTGCGGCATGAGCGGCTTCCTTCACCGCCATGCTGCTGTACACTGTGCTGCCCGTCACTACCTGCGACGTGCTGCCCTCCTGCTTGCCCTTTCTTATTATCTTGACGTCTATCATATTTTTCAGTTAATTTCTTTCAGCATCATCTCGGCGTAGCCCTCTTCAATGTTGCGGCTTATGCCCTCCACGAAAAATGTCTTCCCCATGGCCGTGTGGCGGTATCTGCCAAAGGCGCTCACCAAGCCGCCCGCCTTGTCATCCAGCTTAACCGTCAGCTCCCGCCGTGGCGTGCTGTATTCGGTGTAGTAGCTGTCAACATACAGCTTTTCAGGTTTTGCCTGCACGTCCTTTGCCCGGTCGTATATGCTCAGCACGCCCGCCCCGCTGCTCGCCACCACAGGCGTGCTCATCTTCACGCTGTCGCTAATGCCAAGCTCCTGCCTCTCGCCTGTGGTGAGCGCAGAGCTCAGCTTAAAGGTTATGTCGTCTTTCTTGTTCACGTATGTCTTGTCGGTGTCGCTCATATACACCAGGTCACTGTCATCGGTGTTGTTCACCAGCCCGTTGTCGCTGTACACCTTTATTTCGAAGCTCTCCAGCAGTATGTCGCTCACGTGCGCCAGCAGCGGCACGCTCGTAGAGCGCCATTTAGTGTGGCGGAACATTGTGGGGTGGCGCCGTGTCACCACGTCCCACAGCGTGTTCACAGGCCCCAGTATCATAAATTTCACCTCACCGCTCACCTTATCGCTCTTCTTTATAGGTATGGCCGTGCCCTCAGCGTCAATGCCGAGCTTGTAGCTTATGTTGTTCTGCAGGTCAAACTGCGTGCCTATCAGCTTGTCGCCAATTTTCGGGTCAAAGCCTATGCTGAAGCTCTGAGCATAGTACTCATCCTCATCGGCGCACTCGCTCAATGGCTTGTAATCATGCCATTCGAAGTCCGTTATATTGCCGTTCGAACCGGTTTCAACCACACATTTCCCACCGATTATCAGCATGCACTGCAGCACCGATATCTTTGATATGTGGTCGACGCTGTCACCTATGGCGCTGTATTTGAACTCATACATCTGCCTGCCCTTGTCGGTGAACGGCTGCAGGCCACGTATGATGTTCTCATCCCACGCCGGGTTGCTCCGCGGCGTCTCGGCCTTCCAAATCTGCTGGGTGTAGTAGCTCTTGCCGTCACGCATCTCCACGGCGCCGTCGCCGTCAAACGTCATGTCAAGATATTCGTCCGGTGTCTTCTTTCCGTTCAGGCTCTTGTAGCTTGTGGTCAGCTCCAGCCGCGGGTTCAGTATCACCCGGCCGCTCAGCACAATATAGTTGGTTGTTTCATCATCGCTGGGCATAAAGGCCCCGCCCGCCGCCTTGCCAGTGTACACCGCCACCGGTATGGCCGCCTTCAGCGCCTCCTCGTTCGGGTAGGCCTTAGCCTCCTCATCCTCGCCGTTGCCGTTCACGCCCACCACAAGATAGTTTGTCATGCTCACCTTTTCCGTAGGCGAGTTGTCGGTCCGGCTCTTCTCGCCCGTCATCTCAGCCTTGCCAAAGCTCAGCAGGCCAGCGCCTATCTGCGTGCTCAGCACGTCGGGCAGCCCCTCCTGGTGCTTGTTCTCAGCGCAGTAGGTGGCATAAAGGTCGCCCGTGCCGTGGCTCGGAAAGGTCCACTCCGGGTTGCGCAGCACCTGCACATACCAGTCGGCCACGCGCCAGTCGCCCGTGTTCGTAGTAGCCGCCGCCGCATAGCCATGCGTTATGTTGTACAGGTCAAGCCTGTGACTGAAGCCGTCGCCGCCCGCGTCATATTCGGTCATATACAGCTGCCAGCCCGAAAAAGCCTTTTCCAGCAAGTCGTCGTCAAGAGGGCTCCTCACCACGTCTTCCATGCTCTTCGTCTCGCATGTAAGCGCAATCTGGCTGTAGGTCTCGCCAACGCTCACCTTCGCGTCAGTGTCGGCCACGTTCTGCGTTGTTATCGCCGTTGTTGTTATTTCCACCGTTTTTTCCGTGCCCGCTGCAATGTCGTGCCAGGTCACCGTCTCCGCTTTCTTTTTTGTTGACCAGTCAAAAATGTAGAAGTCCAGTCCTTGCTGCACAATGTGCAGGTCAAGGTATCGCAGCAGCTCTTCCAGCACCGCGTCCTGCTGCCACACGTCATCCTCCTCATCACCAAGAAAAAGCAGCTCGTTCACGCTTAGCTGCCCAAATATGGCGTAGTGGTTGTAAGCCGTGCTGTCCAGCGCCTTGCTCCCGTCATACCAGTATCTCACATCGTTGCCGCCAAGTATGTCAAGGCCGCTCACAGCTCCGTCAAGCATCTCCTTCATCACGTCCAGCATAGAGCGCATGCCGGCCTTGCGCCTCGCCTCGGCATAGGCCACGCCCTGCGCCGTGCCCACGTTTCTGTATTTGGCATATTGCATGGCCGTCAGCACGTCAATGCAGCTAAGCTCTATCTCATCCAAGGCCTCGTTGTAGCCCTGCGAGTAGGCCTGAGGCTCTATGTAGCCCGCAAACAGCAGCTCGCCCTCACGGTATATGTTCACCACGGCATCACGCACGTTCGCACAGAAAAACTCTTCCACATAGTTGGCCGTCAGCAGCCGCACCGTGGTCTGCTGGCACAGCAGCACGTCAAAGGTGTCGCTCATCTCGCTCTCCATGTCCACAGGATCGTCGCCGAACCACAGGCCGCTCTTTCCGTCGCCTATCTCCAGCTCCTTGCTCCTGTTGCCATGAGTCAGCATGTGCACCTCTATATGGTCGCCCTTCTCGTTGTGAAAACCTCCGTGTATGTACATGGCCTATAGCTTTATATTCGTTTTCCGTCTGTTTATCCTCGTTTCGTTGGCCAGCACGGCCACCAGCTCCCTGCCCTTCACCTTCAGCTCAAGCTGGCCGGCGGCCAGGCCGCCCTCGCCGCCTATCAGCCCTTTAAGCTTGTCGAGCGGGGCAACCACCTCAGGGTTGTGGCTCGCACCCGCATACTCGCCGAAGATGCCCAAGGTCGGGCCGTACGCAATGCCGCCGTCGGCAAATTTTGGCAAGCTCATCATCAGCCCGATAAGCGATGCCACCATGCCCGCCCCTATCGCTATGCCCACCCATGGTATGCTGGAATGGGCTTTCATCGTCTTCGCAGCCGCTCCTGCCACGTCCGCCGTGGTCTCAATGCCAGAAGCCGTAGCTCGTGCCGCACTGTTGGCGACCTCTACTCCCGTTGCTGTGGTATCAATCGTAGCCTCCGCTGTCTTGGCGACACCCTGCGCCGTCGTAGCAGCCGTGTTCGCCGTCGTCGCGGCCGTCAGAGCGTTTATTATCTCTATCACCTTGCTGAACCCGTCATATATGCTCATGAAGCTGTCCACCACACCCGTCAACGTCTGCCAGGCATTGCCGTTGCCTTCAAGCGCGCTTGTCAGACCCTCAATGCCGCCGCCTATGCCCTTAATGCCGCCCCAGGCATCACTAAAGTTCACCTGGCTTTTCTTCAAAATTTTCTCGTACCGGCTCCACGATGATATTAGCCCGTTAACCTGCTTACGCTGCTTGTCGCTGAGCGGGTTCTTAGTGTCTTCAAGCATTTTCTGCAAAGACCTTATTTTGTCTTTAATGCCGTCAATGCCGATAACCTCAAGCTCCATTCTGAGCTTTTGCGGGCTGTTAAGGCTTAGGTCATCAACCTCTTGCTGCATGGCAGGCAATTCAATAGATCTTGTCATTGCATCCTTTTTGGCTTGAAGTGCGTTTATCGTGCGCTGAATATCCAGCCGTTCTTCTTCGCCGGCTTTTTTCTGCCTGTCCTGATAGTAGGACAGGGCTTTGTCAAGCTGCTCAATGGTGTCAAGCTGTTCTATGTTGGCAGGGCGCCGGAGTGCGGCAAGCGCATCGTCCCATTTCTGCCGCAGATCATTGAGCGCGTTTATTTGTTTCTGTATTTCAGTACGCTCAGTCGGTGTTGCTTTCTTTAGCTTGCGCTCATAAAAGTCTATCTCCTTGTCCAGCTGTTCATATGTTGTTATCTTATCGATGCCTACGGCCTTATGAGAACCATCTTCCAACGCCGTTTTAAGATCGTTCAAACGGTCTATTTCCTGGTCAATGCCGGCGAGCTTATCTTTTGACGCTGTTTTTCTGAGCGTTTGCTGATAAGCTATTTCCCGGTCAATATCCTGCATGGAGTTGAGCTCACGCGGGCGCGCTGCCTCCGATTGCAGCAGGTTAATAATGTCCAGCTCTTTTTGCCAGGCGTTGATATTCTTATTTATGGCTGCGCGTTTTTCAGTGCCGGCCGTCACATAAGCCTCTTTGGCCTTGTTTATCATGTCGGTGAGCTGCTGCTGGCGTGTTTTCTCTGCCTCAGTAGCATTGCCGCTTTTTCTTGTCGCTGCTGTGCCCCCATTAGGTCTTGTTGATGCCCCCTTGACAGCATATTTTACCGATGCCGCGCTCCTGGCCGATGCTTCCATCTGCCTTTTAAGGTTGGCTATCACAGCATTATTCTGCCGTAAGCGGCGGTTAGCCTTGTCAAGGTCGCTGTCGTGGTTGCTCACCTTTCGGTATTGGTCAACATAAACCTGCTGTCCGCTCTCATCAGTAATATTTGTAGCTTGCTGCCCGGTTCTTACCATTCGGTAAGTGCCGTTGGCCTTGCTGTATTTTTTTGCATGGCCTGTCTCATCATATCTTATGTTATAGTTTTCCTGTTCTTTCTTGGCTATCTGGTTGGCAAGCATCCTTGTTCTTGCTTCGGCCACCATCTGGTCACAGTAAGCTTTGCTATCGCTAACAAGGGCATGATACCAGGCACTTACGCTGCCAAAGTATCCCAGAGTCTGCCCGTAAGTGTTGTTCATTTCCTCCACAATGGCCTTTTCCTGTTCCTTGGTGCCATGGAAAGTCTTGAGCTTCTGAATATTTATTTCTAGAGCTGCCCGTGTCTGCTCCATGGTTTGCCGCTCATTGTCTTTTGCCTGTTTCAACGCGTCAGCATCTGCCTTGGCCCTTGCCTCAGCCTCCGACATCTCATGGGCTGCATCACCGCCACCGCTAAAAGCATCTATCAGATAGTTTATAGCCTCAGTAAGCGCCCATATGGCTACACCGACACCAGTTGATATTAACAAGCCCCTTATTGCGACACGTAATGTGGTGGCGCCTATCGTGGCGCCTGTAAAAGCAGCTCTGAGCACACGCAGCGTGGCCGTTAGCCCCATGCTCACAGTGCGGAAAATTGTCGTTGAGGCAACGGAGGTTATTATGCTGTTTCTGAAATTCAGAATAGTTAGACGAAGAGCTCTGAACGCTGAGAGCATCTTTCCTGCATTCGCTGTTACCATCACAATATTGGCTGATATAGTCAAAAGGGGCAATGCGCCTTGCAAAACAGAGCCAACGCTTTCCATTATATCACCAAGGGCGTTTTTCAGTTGTTTCAACCTGCCTACATCTGTCTGCCCGAGGGCCTCGTTCATATTGCCTACATTGGCGGTGATAACCTGTGCAAGCATGGCCGCACGTTGGCTCTCTGTGCCGAACTGGAGTATCTTCTTCTGGTCTTCGTCAAAGCTTATGCCCACCCTTTGCAAAACCTCTACCTGCCCCTGCATGGCCTTGCCCATCATGTTGCCTATAGATATGGCTCCCTCAGCAGTCGCGTTGAAGCCTTCCTGCTGTGCAATCAGGTTGTTCATGGCAGGTATGAGCACGTCAAGGCTCTGCTTGTTTTTCAAGAATGTGGCAAGCTGCTGAGCTCCCGATGCGGCTATGTCATCCTCCACCACGCCAAGCTCCTGCTGTTCAGAGCACAGGGCGCGTATAGAATTTATTTCGTCATCCGTGGCACCCATTCTTTGCTTCATAATAGTCTGCAGCTTAGTTTGGGCAAGCACGGCGGCCTGATAGTCTTCCGTAAGCTCTGAGAATATTGAGTGAAAGCTTTCAATTGCGTCAGCAAGCGTTTCGAAAGCCTGCGATGCCTCCGACCATGTCAGTATATCATTCTTGGCCTTCTCGCTCTCATCCTGCACGCTTCTTAAAGCCCGGCCAAGTTCCTCAGCGTCTGCTGTCACCTGCCTTATGCTGCCATCTTCCTTTATCTTGATAGAAAACGATACTTCCTTCGCCATTTTTCTTATTTTTTTACTTGCAGATTCAATTGCTTTTTATATCTTTGAAACAAAAAAGAATTGCTATGCATCCTATGTATATTTTGATGTATTATCACAAATCATTTGTGGAGGGCTTAATAACCATGTATAACATGGATCCTTTCTATACCATTTGCACAGTCATTGGATGGGTTTTAGAAGTAGTAATCCCTATTTTTGTAATCATTGCCATTCTTCGCTTTCCCGGCAAGTAGTCACCTCAGTCCCCATCTCTTTATAGCCGCCTTGTATCGCTCCTTTATCTCAGCGTCTGATACAACCGTCTTTGCTTGCTTCTGCTCTTCATCCCACGGAAATGTCATTATGTCATGCGCTTCCAGCTTTTTCTTTGACCATGGCTGAAGCATGCACAAGCCAAGCATGCGCCCGCGCTCCCAGCCGTCTCGCATTCTCCGCGTTTCCGCCTTTTCCCAGGCATCCCATGTCTTCTTGAACTCATTCGGGGTGCACCTTTCAAAGTCGTCACGCCTCATCCCGATGCACCCCAATGCTATTCCCATAAGCTCTTCTATGTCCGCTTCGTCACTGCCTGCGGCTGTGTTTTTTTTTCGTCCATGCCGGCGTAGAAAGCCCGCACGTCTTCAGGCTCCAGCAGGTCGCAAAAGCTCTCAAAGTCATAGTCAAAGGCCACTCCGTCAGCGTTGCACGCGCTCTTCACGCAACAGTAAATGAACATCATCTGCCCGCTAAGGTCTTCCTCGCGCAGCTTGCTCACGTCCTCTCCCGTTTCGTTCTTATAGCGCACAAGCGCGCCCATCGTCAGCCGGCACGGATATTCCTTGCCGCCTATAGTTATTTTTCTGTTCTTCATCGTCTTTGCTTTTTTTGCTTATTCACTTGCATTTGCGGCAGCTGTAGTCGTTGTAGCAGCTGTCAGCCCCTGGCCAACCTTTGTCACCGCGCCGCTGTTCTGCAGCGTTATCGAGTATTTTGCGTCATCGCCCGCCTGGCCGTCAAGGTCAAGGCTTGTTATGATGTACTTGCCCGTGTAGCCGCCCTCTGTCTTGCCCGTGCGCAGGCTGCCGTCGCGCAGGCTGTAGCTGCACTCAATAGGCTCGCCCTTAAGCATGGCCGCCTTCAGCTGGTCGTAGGTGGGCACCTCTTCGGTGCCGTCGGTCAGCACAAGGCCGTCGGCCGTTATCTGCTCCGAAAAGCTCTTTATAAAGCACTCTTTCCACTTGGCGCTCACCGCCTCCTTCGTAACTCGCTCACCGGTTTCTGCCGATGTTGACACCTTGCAGCCCGTTGAAAAACCAAGGGCTTTGCCTCCTGCCGACAATATAAGGTCGGTTCCGTCTAAAACACTGTTTGCCATTTCTTTTTTATTATTAAGGTTATTAATATTCCAACCGCAAGGCCCGCCAGCGCTCCTGCCAGGCATAGCTGCATGCGCAGCCATGTGCTCTCGTTGCGCTGCCTGGCCTCCGTGCGCTCATTGGCCTGCATACGGCTCATAGCCGTTTTAAGCCGCTCCGTCTCCTCAGAGTAGTACATGCACTCGCGCTCCAGGCTGTCACAGTCGCCTTCAACTATCATCACCTGCTCGCCCGAGCGCCTGTCCAGCCTCGCGCTCACAGTGGCCCGGCCGCTCCTGGCCGTCAGCCTCGTGCCGCCGTCAAGCCACGGCAGCCGGCTCAGCGGTATGCTCAGCTGCGCCGTGTCGGCTCTAACGCCCTCACGCGTCAACACTCTTGTCACGTGCCTTGACAGGCTGTCGCTCGCCACGCTTGTTTCTGTCTGCCTTGTTTGCGCCAGGCTTGTTTCCGTCAACGGCCTCGCTGAGCGACAGCTCACCGCTGACAGGACAACTGCCAGCATGAGGGCACAGCTGTATAGCCTCAATGGCACGCGACAGCCGGTTGAGGGCCCGCCTGGTGAGGTTGTTCTCCTGCATGAGCTTCTCTGTAAGTTTTGTCGATTCGTCATATTTCGTCTGTGTTTTCACCAGCAGCTTCGAAATGTCCTCATACATCACCTTGTAGGTGTCGTGAACCTCCTTGGCCTGCCTGGCGTTGTTGCTCTTGCGGTTGGCCACCCAGGCAATGGCAGCGCCTATGCCGCCCGAGGGTATGGCCCACTGCAGTATCTGTAATATTGCGTCCATCGTCATAGGGTGCCTTCCTTTTAATTACAACTTCTGCTTTTTATTGCCTTATGCCTATCTCCCTCAGCCAGCCCTTCACGTCAAAGCTCGGACAGGCCTTGCCGGGGTTCAGCTCGTGGTGACCAACGATGCGTATCCACGGGAAACGCTCGTGGAAGTCCCTCACGTAGCGTTTCAGGGCTTCACGCTGGGCTGCCGTCCGTGTGTCCTTCGGCTTGCCGTTCTTGTCGCAGCCACCCACGTACACAATGTGCCTTGACACGCTGTTATAGCCGGCCGCGCCGTTAGTAATCTCCCAGGGGTCAACCTGCGCGTCCTCGTTGTTTGCCACAAGGCGCTCCACACGGCCGTCAAGGTGTATCATGTCGGTGTAGCCCACCTGCTTCCAACCTCTGCCGCCCTTGCTCACCGGGTCGGTGTGCCAGTGGCGAATCTCGCCACTGCTCACCTCCCGGCCCTCAGCAGTGGCCGTGCAGTGTATCACCAGATATTTCATCTTCCTGCTCATCACGATGCGCTGTAGCTGCTCATTATCACGCAGCCCGCGTCTTCCTTCTTGGGCATGGCCAGGAAGTAGTGGCGGAAGTTTATCAGGTTGCGCTGGTTCTGAGGGTCTGTTGATGCCTCGCTGTAGTACATCTTCGTTGAGCCCGTGGCCTTGAACACCCTCGGCACATAAAACGCGAACGAGCACTGGAACTCGCCCGTCGACGCTGTTGCTCCAAGGGCCTTCTTGGCTCCGGCTGTGGTGTAGAGCGGCGTGGCCGCATACTCATATATGTCGAAGCCGTAGAGCTTGCCCACCTTGCCCGTGCCGCGGTCAATGTTGTATTGCTCGCGGAAGTTCTGGCTGGCCAGCAGCAGGTCGTTCACATGGTCGGGGCACAGCACAAGGCGCCTGTTGTCGGCCGGCACCTTCAGCTTGTCCATGGCACGCTTAACGTTCACCACGTCGGCTGGTGTAAGCCGCAAACGGCCGCTGTCGGCGTCCTTCTCGCCCGTGGTCTTAAGCACTGGCGTTGTAGCCGTGTTCTTCGTTGCGCACAGCGCATGAGCCGCCTTGCTGAACTTGGCGTCGTTCAAGGCGTTGGCATGGCTCTCCTTCACACGGCTCATCTTGTCATAGCTCAGAGCGTAGAGCTCGTCATCGGTCACAGGCGTCACCTTTGTCTGGAACTTGTCAAGGCTCACAGCTATGTCCTTGTCGTCAAGGGCCTGCAAAGGTATTGGGTATGTGGTGTTGTTCACAAGCACGTCGGGGTCGACGCCCACGTCAACAAGGTGTATCACGTCGTTGTTCACAATGCTGCTCTCGTCGGGCACGCCGTCAAGCCAGCTGCCCTCCAGCCCGCTCCGCAGGGCCTTCACCAGCTCGCCTGTCCACACCTCCGTAAGCACGCCGGCACGCAAGGCGCCCTTCGGCATTCCCGCGCCTGCAACCATGGCCACCATGTTCACGACTATGGCGCCCCACACAGGGCTCACGCCAAGCATGGCGCCTATTACAGCGCCCGTAACGCTGTTGAAAAAAACTGCTGCTATTGCTTTAAAAATCGCTTTTTTCATCTTTCTTTCTATTTTTTAGTTCATAATTTTTTTTCTTCATTCCGGCAGCTCAATGCCATATTCTGCCTTGTACAGGCGGGCGTACTCCTCATGATTTTCGGCCCTCAGCCGGAGCATTTCTTTTGCCGGCACCTCGCTCAGCTTTGTGTAGCCCGCTCTTGCGCCGCCGTCATGGCCTATCACCGCCGACAGCCTCACATGGGGCGCCATGGCCCTCAGAGTCTTGTCAAGCTCCTCATAGCCCACTTTCTTGCCAAGGCCAATGAATATGTCTCTGTCATCGGCCTCAAGACGCTTGTCGGCTATGGCAGTGTCAACAAGGCCGGTAATTCTTGACAATGTCAGCGCCTCGTTCTCTTTCATCAGCTTTTCATTCTCCTCCTTGGCGGCTTTAAGCTCATCAAGCTTTGAGGTTATTTCCGCCTCCGTGGCCGTTTCCGGCAGCCCCAGTGTCAGGGCAATGGTTTTGTTTTCCATTTCTTTCT